CTATAAAGGCATTGTGCAAGTTGATCCGTATTGGACAGCTCCTATGCTAGACCAAGCAAGTGCCAGCCAGCCTGATACCCTGCACTTCTATGAGCCTACTCATTGGATTATTAACGGCAAAAAGATTCATCGCTCACATTTAATTATTTTTCGTCATGCTGAACCTATTGATATTTTGAAACCACAATATCTGTATGGTGGTATTCCTCTTAGCCAGCAGATCATGGAAAGAGTGTACGCAGCAGAGCGCACTTCTAATGAAGCTCCACAGCTTGCTATGTCCAAAAGAACAACTGTATGGCTAACTGACATGGAAGCCGTAATGCAGGACACCAACGCAGCTATTAGTCGATTACAACAATGGGCACAGTTTAGAGATAACTACGGCATTAAGCTAGGCGATAAAGAAGGTGATGAGTTCCAGCAGTTTGATACCTCTCTTGCGGACTTTGATGCTTTGATTATGACCCAGTATCAGTTAGTGGCTGCTATTGCTGGTGTTCCCGCTACTAAGCTCATTGGTACAACTCCTAAAGGCTTTAATTCAACAGGCGAGTACGAAGAAGCTAGTTACCATGAACTATTAGAGTCTATTCAAACCCACGATCTAAGCCCATTGGCTGAAAGACACCATCAATTAGTCATTAAGTCTTATGTTGAGCCACAACTTAAAGTCAAGATGAACTTAGAAACTACTATTAACTGGTTGCCATTAGACACACCTACAGCTCAAGAATTGGCTGCTACAAACCTTGCAAAAGCTCAAGCAGGACAAGTATTATTAGGTGCAGGGGCTATCTCCAGCGAAGAAGAACGTCAGCGTATTGCTACCGATAAGACTAGCGGATATAACGAAATAGGCATTATGGAGAATGAAATGCCTGAAGATGAAGACCCTGAAGATGATCCTGATGGTGGAGAAGATCAGCCTTTTGATAGAGTGACTGATGCGCTAGATGCTGATGAACAGTGGATTACCGTTAATGGTGCTCATGTCCTTATTGATGGCAAGGGAAATGTAAAAGAAGGTCCTGCGGCTCTAAAAAAGGGCAAATTTACTTCTGCCAAAGGTAATGAATATAAAACAGTAGGAAGTAATAAGGTTTCAAGTTCTACTGGCGAAACTACAAATAAAGAAAAACATACCATTCTTCATGAGGGCAAAGAGGCTGGGACTGTATCTTCAGGAACAGGCACTAAATCTTTTAATAAGAGTGCTAATGGAAAAATTGCAAGTCATAAAGAAACAACTCAATGGGGTGTAAGCATTCCTGCTGAACAACATAATGTTAAATCGCATGAAGGCAGAGAATATAGTGCTAGTGGCTTTTCTTCCAAGAGTAGAGCTTTAGAGCATTTTGGTGAACGTCATAATCCTAAATCTAATGAAACAGAAGAACCCGATCATGGATCAGGAAAAAAAGACGACATAGCAACAGAATTGAGTAAAAAAGGTGCTTCAAAAGAAGCACAAGAAGCTCATATTGAAGCTGGAAAAGCATACCAAGCAGAAGGTAAGGCAATTCAAGCATCAAGACATTTTGACAAGGCTTTTGAAATCGGCAGAGCTTTAGGTGAACATAAACCTGAACGTAAGCCTGAAGCTCCACCTCCTACAGCTCAAGAAAGACTAAATGACGATCATGGTGCTGGTGAAAAAGCTGATAAAGCCTATGCAATAAGTGGAAAAGGAGTTTCCAAAGAGGCTATGCAAGCACACATGGAAGCGGCTAGAGCTTATGAAAAAGAAGGAAAGATTCATTTAGCTGAGCGTCACATGGAAATAGTCCGAAAGAATTTTAATGAATTGAGTAAAAAGAAATAGACTAAATGAAGCCAATCAGGAAACCTATTTCTGAGCAGGGTGCAGTCGGTGGAGCTTTGAGACCTAATGTAGGTATTGCTACCGACTTTGCCAAGCCAATAGTAGATGAAGTAGGCTTAATGGGTCGTGACATTAAAAGACAATTAACGGCAGTATTCAAGGCTACAAACTTTGAATCTGCTATGGATGCTTCTACGACCAGTCAAGCAAGAATCATACTTAATGCTTTAATGGTTAAATGGCAGGGAAGATTCAACAAGATTGCCAAAAGAGCTGTAGATCGTATGATTGAGCGCACTATGCGTAACTCTGCTGTCACTTTAGGACTATCTCTTAAAGATGCTTCAGAGAACTTTAAGATTGATATGTCCTTTAGCAATGCCCAGCTAGAGGAAGTTATCAAAGCAAGCACTCAAGAAGCTGCTGGACTAATTAAAGCCATTCCTCAAAAGTATCTTGCTGAAGTTCAGGGTCAAGTAATGAGAAGTATTACTACTGGAAAGGGCATGGAGGACTTAGTGCCATTCCTCAATAAGAAATATTTAGGCAATATTCGTCATGCAAGGCTAGTAGCCCTTGACCAAACTCGAAAAGCCTATCAATCTATCAATACTGTTCGCCTAAAGTCAATGGGAGTAAAAAAGTTTATTTGGGTTCACTCAGGAGGAGGAAAAGAGCCTAGAATAGATCACATTAGAATGTCAGGTAACGAATATTCTTTTGATAATCCTCCTGTTATTGGCATAATGTATGGAACTGAAGTAAAGGGACTTCCCGGTGATTTACCGAACTGTCGTTGTATTTGCAAACCTGTCATCAATTTTGACCTAAAGGATTAACATGAAAGATAAATTAAACGCAATAGAATCTGCTACTGCAGGAATTGCCTTGCCATCTCATTTTGGCGAAGCAATGGATGCACAAGGTGTCTATACCTTTAAATGTTTTACTAAAGATGGCGCACTCCTTTGGGAAGATACCATTGATAACGTAGTTTGTACTATTGGCAAAAACTTAGCTCTGCAAACCATTCTTACTGGTTCAGGCTATACAGTTACAGGTCCATATATGGGCTTGATTTCTTCTGTTTCTTACACTACTGGTCCTGCTGCTGGCGACACAATGGCTTCTCATGGTGGTTGGACTGAAGCTGGCTCTACTAATGCTCCTACTTTTGCTGCTAGAGTTGCCCCTGCTTTTGGTACTGCTTCAGGTGGTTCAATCTCTACAAGTTCTGCTGTCAGTTTTACTATGACTAGCACAGGTACATTAAAAGGTGCTTTTATTGTTTATGGTACAGGCGCAGTTTCAACCCTAATGAGTACGGCTGGAACATTGTTGTCCGCAGGCACATTTACAGGTGGCGATCAACCAGTAGCAAACACTAACGTAGTTCAAGTCACTTACACATTAAGCGTATAAGGAATAATATGAAATCAGGCGATTTAGTTACTCAAGTATTACCAGCCCCTATTAAGGGCAAAGTGATTGACAAAGCTATCGATAAAGATTCTGATGAATTATTGATTCTTGTCGAATACACTAATGAAGCTGGTGAAGTTCTTACCCGCTATTTTAAAGAATCTCAATTAACGGCTGACTAATGGCTATCTTAGTTAATAATCGCACTCAAGAAACTTGTGCTGCTCCCGGTACTGGAACTGTAACCCTATTGGGTGCAGTTTCAGGTTATAGGACATTTTCTGCTGGTATTGGTGCTAATAACCTAACTTATTATGTTATTGCAGACCAAACTGGCGCAAACTGGGAAGTAGGCATTGGAACAATAGGTAGCGGGGGAACAACTCTTGCTCGTACTACTGTCCTTGATTCTTCAAATGGCGGTTCATTAACTAACTTTTCAAGCGGTACACAAGCAGTATGGTCAGATTACCCTGCCAATGCTGCGGTTATGCAAACAGACGTAGGCACAGCCCCTAACCAAGTCCCACTTAATCAGTACCTTGGCAAGCTGGCATTTATGGATGTCCTAGACACAGTAAACAGCAACGTACAGCAGACTACCAATACAACTAACGAAGGTCCAAGCCTTCTATTAGACTTTGCCAATAGCAAAACACTTGACCCAAGAATCACATTCACACGAGCATCAACAGCTACGTACTACAACGGCATCACAAGTGCAGTAGCTGAGCAGAATTTGTTTGCATATTCACAAACTTTTGGTAATGCTGCATGGGTGTCGACTAATAACGCTATAGCAACTGGTGTTACTGACCCTGCAAGCGGTACAACTGCACAGACCCTTACAGCATCTGCTGGTAACTCAACTTTCTATCAAACAGTAACACTAACTGCTACAGCTTATACAGTTTCTTTTTATGTCCAGCGTGTAACAGGCACAGGAACTATTAACTTTACACTTGATGGGACAAACTTTACAGCCATAACAGCACCTACAGGAAGTTGGGTTAGATACAACATTACTGCAACTCCTACTGCTGGTTCGAGAACAGTTGGTATTCAGATTGTTACAAGTGGCGATGCAATCAATATTGCCTTTGGTCAGCTTGAACAAAGAGCTTCAGCGACAGCGTACAACGCAACCACAACAACGGCTCTAACAAACTATATCCCTGCCTTACAGACTGCCCCACTTGGCGTAGCTCGGTTTGACTGCAACCCCACAACAGGCGAAAGCCTTGGATTGTTGATTGAGGAGCAGAGGACTAATTTAATTACACAAAGTCAATTTGCTAGTGGATGGACTTTGCAGGGAACAGATACAGCTATCTTAAATACAAATATAGCGCCTGATGGAACTCAAACATTTGCAAAATTTATTCCTAGCACAGCAAACATTTACCCAGGCCATAGAATTCTTCAAAATGTCACTATAAGCAATGGTACTGTATATACATTTTCTGCTTATATTAAAAATGCTGGCGTTAGGTATGTTCAATTATGTTTAAATACAGGTTTTAGTATTTATGCAAATTTTGATTTAACTGCTGGTGTTGTTGGAACTTCTACTGCAACAAGTTCAAGCATTACTGCGGTTGGTAATGGTGTGTATAGATGCACGATAACAGGCACATCAACTGGAACTACTGGTGAGTGCAACATTATTTCATCTACAAGTTCAAGTGCAGTAGTTTTTCCAGTTTATGCTGGAGATGGATTCTCAGGACTTTATCTATGGGGCGCACAGTTAGAAGCTGGAGCTTTCCCTACCTCATATATCCCAACAGTAGCTAGTCAGGTAACAAGAGTTGCTGAAGTTGCTTTAATAACCAACATTACACCTTGGTTTAATCAAGCTCAAGGAACATTATTTGCACAAGCTAAATTTAATGACACAACAAGTTCTGCATATAACAGAATAACAACTTTAGACGATAGTGCGTCAGCTAACTATGTATCTATATCAAGGCTTGGTGGAGCACTGACTGTATACGGAGAACTTAAAAATAATGGAACGGTTACAGGATTGGGAAATATAGTTTCATCTTCCAGTTCTGTTTCTACAGCTGTAGTTTATGGTTTATCGCCTGTATTTGTTTCCAATGGTGTTGCTGGAACTAATTTTTCCTCTAACACTCCTGTTAGTTTGAATAGACTCACTATTGGTAATCAAGTCGGTTCAGTAAATTTCCTCAACGGATACATCAAAAAACTCGCTTACTACCCAATCGCACTCAGCTCTGCTGAGTTACAGGAGATGACAAGTTAATGGCTACTAAAAAACTCATAGGCTCGGATAGAAATCAAGTATCGTATAACCGTGATTTAGGTGCATTGGCTTGGTTAACATTTGCTCCGTTTAATGGCACAGGATTACCTGCTCCTACGATTGCTAGTGCGACTACGATTGCTCCACTAACTCCGATTATCTTTGTATCAGGCACAACAGCAGTAGTTACGATTACTGTACCGCCTACATTAATCGGTGGTGGTCAGCTTGTGATTATTCCTACAGGTATCTTTACAACAACTACAGCGGGTAATATCGCCTTGGCCTCAACAGCAGTAGTAAGCAAAGCGCTCACAATGACCTACGATGCAACTACAACAAAATGGTATCCATCTTACTAGGGCTAAATAATGACAATCTCAAATAACTACCCAACAGTACAGCCTTCACTAAACCTTGACTTTGCTAATGCTCAACAGCTAGACCCACGCATTACCTTCAGCCGTTCTACAACAGCAGCTTATTACGATGCCAATACTACTGCGTTAGCTGAGCAGAATTTGTTTTTGCAAAGCCAAAACTTAGCGGCTTTTGGTTCTGTACAAAATCTTACATTTACCTCTAATAGCACCGCTGCACCTGATGGAACAACTACTGCTACTACATTAAATGAGGGAACCAATACTGGTGGACATACTACTTATCAATCCTATTCAAGCACTGCTGGATTAAACTATACAATAAGTTTTTATGTTAAATATATAAGTAGTCAATATGTATCTATGTTTTCAAATTCAGGCGGCAACAACTGGATGTATTCTGTATTTGATGTATTGAATGGTGTTTATGTTAATTCAACAACTCAAGGCACTGGGTGGGCAATAGTTTCTAACTCAATCACTTCTGTTGGAAATTCATGGTATAGAATTACTACTACATATACTTGTGGAAGTACAAATAGTGCTGCAGTAGCAGGTATTCAAATGGCTAATAGTTCAACACTTCCTACAGGGGGTTCTTATGGGCAATTATCTTATACAGGTGTAAGCAACACTATCTACGCTTGGGGCGCTCAATTAGAGCAGCGCTCCTCTGTAACTGCCTATAATGCCACAACGACTACAGCAATCACCAACTACATCCCTGTACTCCAGACAGCACCAATTAACCAAGCTCGCTTTGACCATGACCCAGTAGCAAGAACTTCATTGGGTTTATTGATAGAACAACAGAGTACGAATTTGTTGACTTGGAGTAGTGACTATACAAATGCTGCTTGGACATTTAGCGGGGCAACAATTACACCCAATGCTGGCGTTGCTCCTGATGGAACTCAAACAGCGTCAATTCTTGTGCAAAACACTGCTGCGGGTAATCATATAATGCAGGGAACAACAGGTTTTGCCGCAACTTCTTCATCAGTGTATACAACTTCGTTTTATTTTAAGGCGGCAGCAACTACAAGAGTGGCGATAGTTTATTTTGGCACTTTTTCAGCAAACCCTGTAGCAGATTTTAATCTTGCAACTGGAACTATAGCTAATCAACCATCAGGTAACAGCTCATCTGCCTCAATTATATCTGTAGGCAACGGGTGGTATAGATGCTCAATGACTGCGACAGCAAGTAGTTCTGGCACAGCTATACCAAGAGTATATTTACTAAGTTCATCTGGAGCACTAAGCTACACAGGTGACGGATATTCAGGTGCATATGTATGGGGAGCACAAGCAGAAGCCCTAGCCTTCCCAACATCTTATATCCCTACACAAGCAAGCCAAGTAACAAGGGCAGCTGATATTGCTAGTATGACTGGGGTGAATGTAACTTCATGGCTAAACAATGGGCAAGGTACATATTATTCAGAATTTAATACGATTAATACTAATGCCCAGTTTGGGTTGCTCTCAAATCAATTAACTACTAATGGTCGAATTATTTACGGAATTAATGGAAACATTTATAACTATGATGGTACAACCATAGGTACTCTATTAACATCTGTTGCTAATAATAATTTTTACAAAGTCATTACTTCATTAACTCAAACATTAAATACAAATACTGGGTCTGGTAATGTGCCAACAACTAGCAGCACTAACGGAAATTTTTTAAATACAACCACGCTTAATATTGGAAATTTTGGTTCTCCGTATTATTTAAATGGAAGAATTAAAAAGCTAGCTTACTACCCAGTAG